CGTCTTTTATTACCAACTTTTTTACTAGGTCTTTTTAAATTAGCACCTGTCGTTCTTTTAAAATACTTACGACCTGCCTCATTTAATCCACCCGAGGGGTTTTGATATTTCTTTGCTACCATTATTTTTTCTTAACTGTCATTGCTGCTCTTCTAAACTGTGCAGCAGTGGGTGCACCTTTAGCACCTTTCTTTTTCATTTTACCACCACGCTTTCTTTTAGCATGGATGTTAGCATATAGTCCTTTTCTCATTATTTCTTCTTCTTGTTTCTTAACATAGCAAAGTCTCTCTTAGTAAGTTTACCATCTTTGTCCATGTCTAATTTTTTTCTTTTACCCATTACTTTTTTACTACCATTTTTCTTTTTCATAGGTTTCATTTTTCCGTACATCATTAGCTATATCTCCTATATTTAGCTGTTTTTTTTGCAATCCCTTTCGGTTGCTTCACATGTTGTTTGCCCTTTTTTGTTCCTTGCCGTTTTGCTTTTGTCGTTGCCGCATACTCCGCAGAGGATAGACTCTTGATAGCTTTCTCTGGCAAATATCTTTCCCCAGTCTCCGAAGACTTCTTCCCAGATTTGGTTCTCCATTTTTGCTTTCCCCATGCTTTTAAACTCCTTTGACTTTTTGCAAGTGCCATTATACTTTTCTCCTTTTTCTTATAGCTTCTTTACCTTTTTTAAATATAGCTGCTACCTGCGATTTACCCATAACCTTTGCCCGTTGTTCACCAACAGTTAGAATTTGAATTTTCCTAGCAAATGGTTTAGAAATATTTTTAACTTTCGCCACTGTTTTTCTCGCATCTTCTGGCGTTGCGAACTTGATTCCAACAGTGTCACGAGGGTTTTCGTCTGTATACAATCTCCTACCATATTTCTTTCCTGGGTGTTTTCCTGTTCCTTTCCTAGGCTCTTTTTTTATTGCCATAAGATTTCATTTCTTTAATATGTTTTTCAATAACTTTGCTTTGTCTTTTATGTAAAGCAGATGCTTTCTTTAAAGCCTTAGCAACTTTTTTTATTTT